AGACCGACAACATCTGGTCATTGAATGCCTGTTCAAGATCTTCCTTATAGGAATCATCAAGTCCCAGAGTTCCAGCATTTTCTGCATACCATGTGGCAAAATCAGTGTCTGTTTGGAAATTAGGTGCCTGTTTAGTAATTGCCTCCCTTGCCTTCCTTAACCGAATTGCCCTGTTTGCTGCATCCAATCCTGCTTGGCTGGAATGCATATTCCCATCGAGGTCAGGACCATATTGAGGTTTTGATGCCGTTTGTTTAGGCTTGCCCCGTTTTTTATCCTCTGCTGCTTGGGTCCGTTCTGCCATTTCTTGTGCCTGTTTTGACCCATATCCATCGTAATCGTCTTCTTTTGGTGGTTCACCACCAGTATGTTTCCCATAACCCCCATTATCAGTCGTACTTGATGTACTTGATGTACTTGATGTACTTGATGTACTTGATGTACTTTGTTCTCCTTCTGTAGATTCATCATAATATGATCTAATCGGTCCACCACCCACACCAAACCCTTGGGTTCCCTGTATGGGTTGTCCAGATCCTCCTGCATCCTTGAGCATCTCTGCTTCTCCAGAATTGATGAATGCGAGACCTTCTCCTCTCATTCTCTGTAGAAGTTTTGCCAGACGGAACAGTTCATCGTCTGTCATATCACCAGGATTCATTTGATTCATCATACTAATTTCTGGGATGGGAGTTTCATGCCTGTGTCCTTGATTCCTACCTCCATCATCAGGTTTGAAATACTGTATGCCTGACCAGGGGAAGTGTCTTCTGTGTCAGAAAGAGAAAATCGGATGGACTGACATTTCTGATTCTTTATTCCTGCACGGAACTGGTAGATCCCATCTGCAACTCCTGCAGAACCTGATGCAAACGTCTCTGATGCATAAGGATTCTCATCTGCAAAATTGTTGACAGACAGATCCGTGATGTAATTAAAATTATGCGTTTCTAAATAATACTGGGCATAGTTGAATCCCACCTCCATTCTCAGAGAATGATCACTCTTGAAATCTCCCAGAATGAATGCTTTCCTGATCCTCTGGAAACCTTGCACCTGATTTGTTTTAATCCATGCAGTTGTCAGTTTGAGGTTGATGGGCGCACCATTATCAGTGAATGCAGTATTTTCCTCCCAAACCTCTCCATCTGTTCTCAGATAAACATAATTTCCTGCCTTATCCCAAACTGTTGCTCCCTGTCCTTTATGACCTGTGAAGGTACTGAATTTGTTGTAATAGTAGTCATAAACCAGAGTGGAACCATCTGAGGTGAGAAACCTGACTTGATTCTTGGATTGCAGTAGATCTGCACTGGTAATAGTCAGGTTATTAAAAGTTTCTACAGGTGCTCCCAGATATACTGTTTCCAGTGAACGGTTCAGTAAATAGATTCCTTTGTTTGATTTAAAAAGACATCCCTGTGGAATCAGAACAACTGACCGGGGGTCAGTACATCCCACATCAGAGGTGATAAGTTGTGCTTCTGAAAAGTTATTCTGCAATCCTGCAGGAGTGGGTCCATCACCTGTGATTGCAAAAATCCTGTCATCCTCAAAAATCAGAAGTTTCTCATCCATCTCTTGAAATGCAGTCACCTCCTTTGCTTTGTTTACAGTCAAAGTAAATGCATCATTGAATTCAACTGCATCCTCTCCCAGACGTTTTTTGGAGTAATAAAGCACTTGAGGATCTTCTGAGGAGACTACAAACATTCTGTTTTTGAAGATTCCAAGTACACTGGTAGAAGGTGGAGCAATCACATCCACTACTCCTCCTGTGGTATAAAGTTGCTCTTTTGCCAACAAATTAGAATCCGTGATCGAACCTGTGTCTGAAAAGGTGGCAGTATCTGATGAAGTGGAGTTGGTTGCACTTCCACACTTGTAATAAATGGTTCCATCATCAACGGTTCTATAAACCTCTATTGTGACATTACTATGGTCTGTGATTCTCAATGTGGGGATTGTCACTGTGTTGACTGAAGTACTTCCCGTTGTGGTCTGAGATACTCCCACTGAAGGTGCAGAACGGTTGATATGTCCTACTGCATCCTGGTAGGTGTAAATAACACGGTACGAGTAGGTTCCTGCTGCAATCGACCCTCCTGATGTTGCTGTTGAAACACTCACGTTTTCTGGATAAATATGAAACCCTAACTCTGCAATGGTCTGAGTGTCATATGCAGATACAAATCCTCCTCCAATGAAGAGGGTTTCTCCCATTTCCTTGTTCAAAAAGTTCCTGTTTGAAACAAAATCTACCTTGAGTCTGGAGATCCCCTTCAACCCATATATATCATTATCTCTGCTTTCCAGCCGGGTTTGCACCTGTGACGGTAACTCAAAAATCCCTGTAGTCTGGTTGACCACATTGGAAGGCATAGGACGGGTTGGGAGTGCTCCTGCAAGTCCTTGCTTCAGTTTTGCAATCACCAATCCTGCAGAATCAATCAGGAAATAGGTTGACTGTAAACTGGACTCATGAATGACAAAAAAGTAAGTAACAGAATTATATCGGAAAGGTTTGGATACCAACCCCACAGACCTCATGATTACGGATGCAGAACTAATGGTGTTGGATGCAGTCGTATAATCACGTTTGTTGACTACGTGGTTGTAAGTTGCTGCTGCATTACTCTCGTAGTAAACCTCAAGAGTGGCACTCGTATTGTAAACCAATCCAATTCGCTTGATTGCAGTAGCATCTGCAGATGTTGTCGATGCAGTGGTTACCAGTGCAGAGGTTAGTCTGAAAACTTTTAATCCTGTACTTGAGGTGCTTTTCCCAAAGGCAACATAAACATCGGAGGAAACAGAAGTGTCGGCATAAATGGCAATGGAGTCCTCTGCCTGTGACGATAAAGTGACAGGTGCTACGAATCCACTGGCAAGATTTCCTGCTGCTCCTGTGGATGTTATATAACTGACCTTGACTGTGTTGGAAGTGTCTGCATATGCCATGACTGCACTAACATCACCACTGGTAGTATATGGAGAAACATCAACCCAAGGAGAGGATGTGTTTACATCTGTATAGAGTGTTTTTGCAGCACTGAATGAGGTTGGATCATTGACATTGATCTGGGTGGATTTAATTGAATCGGTTCCTGATGTATCCACATAAACTAAAGTCAGGTTTTCTCCTAAAACGACACATCTGGGACATTTCCCTGTGGAGGAAATAAGTTGGTTGTCTAAAATAACTGTGTTGCTCGACCCATCTACAACTGATGCTCTGACTCCTCCTGATGTGTCCTCCCATGCATAAAGGATGGTTTCTGATGTTTCACAGGCATCAACTGCACTCTGTTCATACTCGTTTCTGAGGAGATCTTTTGCAGATGTGGTTGCAGAACGGAACCCCCCACGGTCCAACCAACGTCCCAAACCTGAAGTGTATGAATAAAGTTTGTTGGAACCAAAAACGAGCAATTCATTCTTCAGAGATGTGAGGGCATCACCTGTGGGAAGTGCAGTTCCATCCAACTGAGTATCCTGTAATTTGGAGTATCCATTCCTCTTGGTGATAGAAGACCCCACTGTGAATACCCCATTCTCCAACTCAACCAAAGATGACGGAAGTACCAACTTTTGATCCGTCTTGGTGTCAATCCCCCCGGATAGGTCTACGGAAACTAATGTTTTCTGTAGAGGCATGGTTCATAACTCAGGCCAAGTGATCGAAAAAGGATCTGTCTGGTCCTGCGGAATGTCCCGGAGTTTCTGACGATAGGTCCTCAAATCAGATGCATCTTCTCCAGTTTCCAAGGCTTTGACCATCTGCCAATCGGTTTCCTGGAGTTTCTGGGTCCGTTGGTTTCGGACTTTTTCCCACTCAAAACCATTATCTGCTGTTTTTTCAGCATTCGTTTTTTCCTTCACTTCCCAGCTTTGAGTCCATTGTCCATTATCTAAAACAGGAGTCTGTTCAATCAGACGTTGGGTCGATTCCGTATACGAAGGTTTTTCTACAGATTTAACTTCTTTTATACCAAAACTGTCACGAACCGATTGAACTTTGATCGCTTGTATCGGAAAAGAAGTATTTCTATTTTGATTTCGTAAATCATCCTCCCTGTAAGGCCATTGTTCTATTGTTCCATTCTGGGCCAATTTTACATAACTCATGTTATCCTTTCTTTAAAAAGTCTAGAAATAGCACCACTCTTCGCGTTTAAGATGTAAAAACATAATTACCGTTGTGTCTTGTAGGTATTGAAACATCCACATAAACTTTGTGTCCCAATTCTCTCGCTAACCTACAGAAATAAAAATCTTCAGACAAATAATCATCATCAAAAATACCTACATCAAACACATTATAAAATTCTCCTGATATTCCTTGTCTTACATTATTTAGTAATGATTGACCTTTCCTTTGATAGACTTGCTTATTTTCAATTGCCCATTCCTTTACTTCTAGTGCTAAGTCTT